TTAGATAATCAAATTAAGTCACAACAACTTATTATTGATAGATCACAAAAGACATTAACACTATTAGACAAGGCATTAGAAGTTTACATAGATAAAGAATTTGTAACTAGAGGTCTAAAAGAAAGAAAGAAACAAGAACCAGAAAGATTAGAATTAAACACAGCAATCAAAGAAGCAAGTAATGAGATTGGTAAACTATCAGAAGAAAAAGGTGTATTGAGTTTAGAACAGAATAAGATAGAGGCAGAAGTAGGACCTATCAAATATGTGGCAGAATTGATTTATGGAGAGAACGCTGAAGATAATTTTGATAGTGCTGTTCGTATAGTAATATTGATACTCATATTTGTATTTGACCCATTAGCTGTACTTCTATTGATCGCTGCGAACATATCCTTAAGACAGTGGCGTATGAAAAGAGAACTTGTTGAAGAAGACAAGAATTTAACTCTACAACAAAAACTAGATAAAGCAAAGAAGAAGGCTGAAAGATTTAAAGAAAAGAGTAGAGACTATAAGAAAATGGTTACTCAATTCGCAGACTTCAAAGACATGGATCCAGACGAAATTAAGTTAAAATTAGACCAAATATATGATTGGAATGATAAAGATAACAAGTAGTTTATTATTATTGGTGATTCTATCAGGTTGTATGAAAACTACTTGTGTAACCGATACTGAATGTACAAAGAAACTAGATTGGAATAACAAGGGCTTTACTTTGTTTAGAACAGTGATAACTAATGGAACAAACTTGGGCAAATAGAGGGTTGACAAGTGCCTCATAATGTGATAGTATATAGTATATGATGACAAATAGTGATATTGAAAGACTTCAATTTCCTTATCTCACAAAAGATGAGATAAGAAGAATTACCAATGTAGAAAGAACTTGTAAAGTAGCTACTACCGAGTGGAGTAAAAAGTATTGGTATGGTGTATTTAAAGAGTTATGTACCATGTATGGTGTAGAATCATATTTTAGAAAGGTGATTAATTAATGAATATATTTTATGTACATAAAGACCCTGTGATTGCTGCGAAAATGCTTATTGATAAGCATGTTTGTAAAATGATTATAGAATCAGCACAAATGCTATCTACTGCTCACAGATTACTAGAAGGTATAGAGTGGACAGATTATTCTAAAAATGGTCGTAAGATTAAAAGATGGCGACTAGAGAATAAATCACACGAAGATATTATTTACAAAGCCTCACACATAAAACACCCTAGTACAGTTTGGGTTATGGCTTCAGCATATAACTATAATTGGTTGTATAGACATATGATTGCTTTGAATGATGAATTTAAATTAAGATACAATCATATAGAAGACCATATGACAATTAGAAAACTAGGTAAGATATTAAACAATCCACCAAAAAACATATCTTTAACTACAATGCAAACAGATCCTACTCCAGCAATGCCTGACGAGTGTAAGATACCAGGTGATGTAGTTGGCTCGTATAGAAAGTATTATGTAATGAAGAAACAAGCTATGGCATCGTGGAAGGCGCCATCAACCCCACCAGAATGGTATACGAAAGGTTTACAAAATGGATTATGAAGAAGTTGAAAAACTGTCTTTAGAAGAATCTAAAAGACAAACAAAAGAACGAAAAGAAAGTGGACTAAATATGATACGACAATTTACATTTGAGGAAAAGAAATTATTGTGGGACGGATTACGAGAAGATAAGAAAGATAGACATTTAGAATCTTTTAGTGATGATTTAAGAAATAGTATTATTAAAAAAGTAAAGGAAAAAAATGATTAGAGAAGCATTAATAAAAAAACTAGAAGGTGATATCGCTGTTGCTGAAGCAGATTTAAGAACTTTCTTAGCGTCACCAATTGGTGTTGCTGAACATATTGATTACGTATTAACAGCAGAGAAGAAGACAGAAGTATTAGCACATGCTAAAGATAAGCTAGAGGCAATCAGAAACCTTTAATGCCAATATATACATTTTATAATAAGAAATCCAAAAAAGAATTTACAGACATGATGACCATTGATGAGATGGAAAAGTACATGGGTAAGAATAAACATATTAGACAGGTTCCTGCGGTACTAAATATTGTAGCGAGTGTAGGTGAAAGAACTGGTAAGAATGACCAAGGTTGGAAAGAAACTCTTTCTAAAATTGGAGAGGCGCATCCAGGAAGTGCATTAGCAGCACAGACTACAAAGAAGTCAATTAAGCAGATTAGAACAGAACAAGCAGTCGCAAATAATAAAAAACGAGTAAAGGCGATAAGAGGAAAAAGAAATGGCTAAAGACATACCAGATTATATGCGAGGGTTTGACCTTGAAGAAGATTGGGGCGCAACCGCAGTATCTTCAGCACCTAAAGTTGAAACTAGACCAACAATAGATAAAAAAGACATAGAAAATTTAGGCGAAAAGACTAATTTAGAAATAGCTAAAGTAAAAAATGATGTAGGGTCAATTAAAGCTATGATGAATGAAATCATGCAGATAGTTGCTGAAAAAGATACTATTACAAAAGAAGTTAATAGTGCGGACGTTGACAAAAGATTTAAAGATATTGAAAAGATTGTATTACCTTTTTTGTATAACTTAGGTAAAACAGACGAACCTTATATACATTGGCCTAATAGAGGACCAATCATTAAGGCACAGATAGAGAAGTTATTAAAACTAACAAGAGGAAAAGAATGAATATTAATCAATTAAGAGAACAATTAAAGATTGACGAAGGAGTTAAGTATGAAGTCTATGACGACCATTTAGGCTACAAAACTTTTGGTATTGGTCATTTGGTTACTTCTAATGATGAAGAATATGGAGCAGCAGTTGGCTATCCTGTTTCTGAGGAAAGAGTTAACGCAATATTTGATAAAGATGTAGAAACTTATATTACCGAATCTAAAAAGGTTTTTCCTAATTTAGACGAACTACACGAAGAAGCACAACAAGTGATTGTAAATATGTGCTTTAATATGGGTGCTCCAAGACTATCAAAGTTTAAGAAATTTGTAGCCGCAGTAAATGACGGTAATTGGTCAACAGCAGCTGTTGAAATGATGGACAGCCGTTGGGCAAACCAAGTTGGTGTAAGAGCAGAGAGATTGAGAGATCGTATTTCAGCATTATCTACTTGAAAGCCTAAACCGATTAATGATGAATTTAAGAAACAACGTGATGACCTAAATGATATGTACTCTAAAAAAGGCATTTAAATAAGGGTTGACAAAAGACTTATATTATGATATAGTATAGTAATACAAATATGAAAGTGAAAATATAATGACAAGCAAATTTAATTTTATTGAGTTAGACAAATCGAATCTTCCAGTAACTAAAGGTAAAAAAGTAGATGGTTTTCGTTTCTATGATATAGAGGGAAAAGCATATCCATCAATTACCACTGTACTAGGTATTCAAAAGAAAGCACAATTACAAGAGTGGCGAGATAAGATTGGTGAGAACGTTGCCAATTGGGAAATGGGTAGAGCGGCCAGACGAGGTAAAGCAACTCACTTACTAATTGAACAATACATCAAAGGGTTAACACCAAGTGAACGAGGTGTATTACCATTAGGTCTATTCAGACTAATCAAACCATATGTAGATCAGATTGATAACATACATTGTTTAGAAACAATTATGTACAGTAAGAAGTTGACCATCGCAGGTCAAGTTGACTGTATCGCTGAATACAATGGTAAGTTATCGGTAATTGATTTTAAAACAGCAAACAAAGAACGACAAGAATCTTGGATAGAGAACTACTTTATGCAGACTACAGCTTATGCACAAATGTATGAAGAAATGTTTGGAAAAGAGATAGAGCAAATCGTTATTTTACTAGCCTCAGAAGACGGTTCAGTTCAATCATTTATAAAAGAAAAGAAAGATTATATGGAACCTTTGAAGAAATCAATCGGTGACTTTTATAAATATTATGAAGAACTAAACAAAGATAAAATTCAAGCAAGTTAATTAAAAAAGTGGCCCACATTTTATCGTAAGAGGGCAAATGAAAAAAACAATAATAGGACTTTTTTTTAGTATATTTGTATTATCAACAAATGTTAATAGTGAAGAACTTTATACAGTAAACTTACCAGCGTTGTGTGGAACTCCAGATAATATACAAAAGTATTTGGACTACAATGGGTTTAAACCTTTTCATCTATCGTTAGGTAGAACAGGTATGAATAAAGAAGGTGAACCAGTTTATATGCTAACTTATATGGTAAACGAAGACTTAACTGAAACTGTTGCTGTATTAGATATACCAAGTAACCTTGAGAGATGTGTTTTGTTTCATACATTTGATTTAATTACTGAATTACCAAATAACGGTTGACAAAAACAAATAAGTGTGATACATTAATAGAGTTGCAACTGTGTAGGTGAAAGCGAGAGTAAGTAACCTACACTTATATAATTAGGAGAATATAATGACAGACGATAGATCAGAGGACGCAAGTTATGAGAACGAAGCTACACCACCATCACCGATGGTATCAATTTCACTAAAAGAATACGACAAATTAAAAGACAAACAGCACTACATAACAGACAAAGGCCTAATTGATATTATTGACAATATGGAAAGACTTTTAAGAGCTTTAAGAAAACATATAGTTAGATCGGATTTCAATGAATAGTAAAGAATTTAGTTTAAAGATAGAGAGTATTGTAAAAGAAAAGAGAATTACTTACATGGATGCTGTGGTTTGGTATTGTGACGAGAATGGCTTAGATACAAGTCAAGTATCATCATTAATATCTAAATCATTAAAAGAAAAGATACAAGTGGAAGCGACTAATTTAAGAATGTTAAAGTTTCCGAAGTGTGGTATGTTACCAATTTAATATGTATGGTGGATTTGATGTATATAAAACTTATCTTGCTGTTAAGCTACACTTTACATCTGGTTCATATGACTATTATAAGTATGGTGGAAAAGTTAATGCCAAACTTGATACATTTACAAAAAGAAAAGACAGATACTTCTTTCACAAATTAAGTAAACAATATGGACAAAATGATATACTTGACTTCTTTGTTGCAAACTTTACTTCGGATAGTAAAGGATGGATCGGTAACTTGTTACAGAATGATGGAAAAGATGTTTACTTGGATTATAGAAAACGTAAAGAATCATTTGCTTACCATTTTAGAGCAGATTGTAATAATATTAGTGATGATTTTAGCAACCGTGGGATTTCTTTTGATGATGGCTTTGGCGTACTTGTGGGTCAACACCCAAGAATGTTACGTTTACTTATTCGAAAAAAAGTTAGTTACCAGACCGCGGTCGTACTCAATCACTTTCTTAACTTTACTACGAATTGGGACAAGGAAATTACTGAGAAAGTTGTATGGCCTGAAATCTCACTTAAGGTTACCAGAGTGAAATCGTTTGTAAATTTTAATGCAACAGAATGTAAATTGATAATGAAGGAGGTATTTATTAATGGCTAAGACAGTATTTTGTGTAGGAAATGGACAAAGTAGAGCACCAATAGATTTAATTAAATTAAGACCTCATGGAAAGATATATGGTTGTAATGGTTTATATAGAGACTTTACACCAGATGTTTTATGTTCAGTTGATGGATCAATGATGCATGAAGTATACCAGAGTGGGTATTGTGATAATAATGAAACTTGGTTTAGAGATTGGAACGCTGTACCAGGTATGACATACAGTAGTGTTGTATTTGCTGGACTATCACAAAAAGAAATAGAAATAGGTAAAAATAATTTTAAGATATACGAAAATAAAAGAGGCGATAGACAAGAGTACGTATTTCATGGTTCATCTATTGCAGGTCAAGTAGGTATCATTAGAAAAATGGCTGAAGGTCAAATAATTGAAAAGAAACAAATTAATCATACAGGTTGTTATGTAAGTTGGCTTAACCCAAATGATAAATCACACACTTTAAAAGAATTAAATAATTATAATATAGATAGAGGTTGGGCTTGTGGCGCAACTAGTGGTTGGGTTGCATTAAACCAGAATAAAGATTTAGAAGAAATATATCTAATTGGACATGATCTGCGAAGTTTTGATACCAACGTAAACAATATGTACAAATCGACACAAAATTATGCTGATGCACAGAACAAACCCATACCAGAGGTTAATTGGATTAGTCAATGGAATGAATTGATGAAAGAGTTCCCTAATGTTAAGTTTATTAAAGTCAATCCTAAAGGGGTTAAGGGTAGTGATCCTGTAAATTCAACAGTATTAGAATGGTCAAATAAGAATTTAGATTATATCAACTTCGATCAATTAAACAACAAATTTAATTGTGTTTCAGGGTTGACAAATGGCTCATAATATGATATAATAGTTCCAATATGTTTAATTTGAGCGTTATAAAAGATACAAAATTCATAAGACTTTGGACAAAAAGTCTTATAAATAAACATGATACCGATTAAACAGGTAACACAAATACAACAATACGAAAATATATACAAAGGAGAATATAATGGACTTTGAGACATTAAAACAATCGTCAAGTAACTTTGACAAACTTACGAAAGCCATCGAGGCTAACCTCAATCCTGAGGACAAACAAAATAACAAATCAAAATACCAAGATGACAGATTCTGGAAACCAGAACTAGATAAAACTGGAAATGGTTTTGCTGTAATTAGATTCTTACCATCGCCAGAAGGTGAAGACTTACCTTGGCAAAG